AGCCATACGGCCGGCGCCGACGGCAAAGGTGAGCAATGACATGACGGCAATCAGCGCCAAGATCGTCAGCGAGACGATGCCGATCACCCGGGTGATGTTGGGGAACATTTGAGTCCAGCGAGTCATGGTGCCGGCAATGCTGGAAAGCTTGGCCATCAGGGGCGTCAGGATCGGGATCAGCGCCTGGCCGAAGGCAATGCGCAGCCCTTCGACGGCTGCACCGAACTGTTGCCACGGATCCACCATGGCTTTGGCCATCTTCTCGGCGTCCTCGAGGCCGCGCACCTTGCCCAGTTTGTCCATGCCGTTGCGCAGCCGATCGGTGTCCTTGGCCAGGGACGTGATCACCTGCGCACCCTCCCCGCCAAACGCCTCCGTCAGCTTGGCGCTGGCCGACGCGCTGGTCAGGTCGCCGAGTTTGCCCTGCAGCTTTTCCATGATCTGCAGCATGGGCAACGCTTTGCCGTTGGAGTCGGTGAACGTCATACCCATCTTTTCGGAGGCGGCGCCCAGGTTCTCGAAGAACGCCTTGTAGCGGCCGCCGGCATCGCCGCCTTCCATGGTGCTGCTCAGCGAGCCGATCACCGCGAACTGCTCGGCGATGTCCACGCCGGCGGCGGTGGCGATCGACCCGACTTCCTTGAAAGCGTCCTTAAGCTGGGCGCCGTCGGTGCGGAACAGCTGCACCGCGAGGGCGGTCTGTCCGCCGAGTTTTTCAACCCACTCGCCCTTGCCCATGGCGTCCGCCTGGCCCTTGAACAGGTTGTACATGGTGCCCACATAGGCGCCCATGGTTTCGGCATCGGACTTGGTGGCCTTGGCCAGCAGGTTGCTGGTGTTGGTGAAAGTGGCGAGCTGGTTGCCGGTCAGGCCTTTAATGGCGCCCTCGATGCTGTACGCCGAAGCGACAAAATCCCGGGCGTTCTCGCCATAGGCCACCGAGAACTCTAGGGATTTTTGATTCAGCGCCGTGAGCGCGTCCTCGGCCACGCCCAAGGATTTGACCTCGCCCAGGGCGCGGTTCATTTCCAGCGCAGGCTGCAGCGATTCGTTGATACCGACGAAAGCACCCGTGACACCGGCCAAGCCCATGCCCATCGTTTTGATGTTCTTTTCGCTTTGCTCAGTAAGATCGGAAAAACCCGCTTTCACCTTGCCCAACGGTGCAGTGACCTTGTCGGTCAGGGCCAGGATGAAGTCCAGGCGGGCGCTACGGTCGGCCATGTGTGTCCTACCCGTTCAGCGCATGGGCAATGCCGTTGGCTACGGCAAATTCCATGCGCTTCCAGTGTTCGTCTTCCAGCCACTTGGCCGTGCCCATGTTCTCGATGGTGGGCTCGGCGCCAGGCAGCCAACGGTTGGTCAGGGCCATCAGCTGGCCCAGCCCGTCCTCGGTCAGGCGGTCAGCGTGCTCGAGGGCTTTTTTACGATGATCTCGACGTCAGGGGCGTACTCCTCGAGCAGCGCACCGGCGATTTGCATGGTCATCACCGGATTGGCCATCAGCTCGCGCAGGTCGGCTTTCTCGGCCGGCAAGTTGAAAGACGGCGCCACCTTGTTGTTGGCGGTCATGGCGTTGAAGTACTTGGTCACGTCCTGGGGCGTTAGGTTGAAAGTGAATTCCTTGGTACCGACTTCCAGGGTGATGTCGCGGGATTGGATCTGGCTCATGTACATGTCCGTTTTGGTGGTTGGGTTAAGGGGATGATTCGGGTCAGCGCAGGCACACCTGGCTGACGTAGTCCTGCAGGCCCAGGATCATTTGCTTGCTGAGGGCAAGCTGATCTCTGAGGGTGAAATAATCCGGTCGAGCGTCTGCTGCGAGTTCGGCGCTGCTTGCATCAGCCACGCCGCCGGCAACGGTGGCGTTTGACGGGGTGCTGCTGCAGGTGGCTTTGACGCGCAGCCGCTGACGGCCATCGGCAACGTCAAGGCGCAAAGCATCGATTTCAGTGCGTGCATCGGTCAGTTCCTGAGTACGGTTACGGTCGATCGCGTCTCGGGCGGCGAACATCTCGCCGGTGATTCGGGCCGCTTCACGCAGGCCGCTGGCTTCGTACTGGGCTTCATCACGCTCGGCCCGCGCGGTGTCGCGCTGTCCCTGCAGGATGTCGAAGCCAACGAACGCCGCCAGGCACACCAGCAACGGAAACAGGATCTCGCGGAGCATCACAGCCCCTCCGCACACATCGCCGCTTCGGCGCGCCGGCGATCGTGCAGCCCCGGTACAAACTGCTTGCGGCCCTGGGCATCGGTGACCGATGACCACACCGGTGTTTTGCCATCCGGCGCCCAGGCCAACGCCTTGCAACCCTCGGCAATACGGCCGGCATTGATCAGGCCGACGGCCCGACTGGCGCAGGTACTGGGCACACCGAAGTTGTGGCCATGGCTGCTCAGGGCGTCGAAAGTCTTCTGGCCGATCGCCTGATTGCTCAGGCAGTCCGCCAGAGCCAACTGGCCTTTCTCGATCACCAGCTGCTCCACCTCGGCACAGCGTGCCGGCGACCAGTAGTCGCCGACGATCAGCGGATACGGACTGGCGTGACCGGTGATGCCCTTGCACACCGTAGGCAGGCCACGGGCCAACTTGTCGGCGTACACAACGTTTTGGCCGTTGCCTTCCCACTTGCCCAGGAACGCAAGCAAAGGCGCGCTGGCCAGCACAATGGCGCCGGCGGCGATCTTGGTGCGCAGGCTCACGACTTGCCCTTCCAGTCGAGCAGCATCTGGCGATACTTGGGAATCAGCAAAAGGATCTGCAGCACCATGTAGAGCGCGGTCAGCATGTAGGCGACCGCCGACCAATCGACGGCGCCCGTCACACCTGTAGCGGCCACGCCGATTGCGGGCGACGCCTTGGCCAAGGCAACGGCGGTGTCCTGGGCGACCTGATTCGCGCTCATCGCAGAACCTCTTTCTCAATAATGGTTTGGCACGGCACGCAGCGGGTCATACCGCCCAGCGCCTGGCGTTTTTCCGGGATCGGCTGATCGCAGTCTTCGCAATGGGTCAGGCTTGGCCCGATCGGCCGCGTGCGGGCCAGCTGAGCGGCGATCGCCTGATCACGCTGGCGTTGCTCCAATGCCTGGGCGCGGTCGAACGGGCAGACCATCAGCGCAGACCCTCAATCTCGGTCGCAGCCAGGTACGGCACGCCGTTGATGCGGATGAAGTCCGGACTGGAAACGTCGAACGGCACCTTGTGCTTGGTTTTCTCGCCGCCTTTCGGGTCGACGCTGAGCAGGCTGGACACCTTCAACTTGCAGCCGAAGGCCTCGATGCGTAGCTCTTCATCGCCTGCTTTGGCGAAGAACACCGAGTCGAAAGGCTCCAACTGGCGGAAGCTGCCGGCAGAGCGCGCCGCCTCGATCAGCAGGTTGAAGTTGTTGGTGTCGAACTCGAACTCGCCACTGGCAGACACATCGCCGTCAACGGTGCCGTTAGGCACGCCACGGGTTTGCGCCACGGCGGTGTTGTCGGTGATATCCAAGGTGCAGCTTTCGACATGGATCTGCAGATCGCCCAGGTTGATGTCGAAGTTTTTACCGCCAATACGGGACATAAGGGTTACTCCGAATCTTCGCTGGAAAGGTCGAGGGCGATGTTCGCCGTCAGGTCTTTCGGGCAGTTGAGCGGCCGGATCTTGATGTAGATCTCAACCTTGGTTTTGCTGTGCCACACCAGGACGATGTCGCCGTCTTTGGGCGATTCGATCTCGCCCGGGAAGACCTCGCCGGCGAAGGTGGTGGACTTGGCCATCTGGCGCAGCGGCTTCATGAATGCGCTGATCGCGGCAGCCATGCTGTTGGGAGAGTTGTTCAAGCGACGATCACCCACACGGCGAATCAGCAGCGGGCGGACCTGGCGAGCGGCCTTGTCGACCAGGCGCAGGTACTCGACCACCTGAAAGTCACTGGCCGGCGCATCGAGCATGTTGCCGTCGCCCCAGAACACGCCCGGGTAATCGGCATAGGTTTGCGACACGGAGAAACGGGCGGCGTCCAGTTCGGCGCGAATGGCGGACGGCAACGGCACGCCGTCCTTGTCGACGGGAACGGGGCCCAGGCCCAGCAGAGCACCAGACGCCACGCGCATCGGACTGTCGGCAATGCTCACGGCGGCGTTGGCCAGTCGGCCAGCCAGCACGCCCTGGTCATTGCCATGCAGCTGCGGCACGACCAGGACACGCGGCGCAGCCAGATCGGCGGTGATCGCTTTCTGCTCGATCAGGTATTCCGCCCAGGTCTGCTGCACAGTGATGCCGGCACTTGCCGCCATGACAAAAGCGCGGCGGCCAAAGGTATTGTTCAGTGCGATCGCCGCGTCATGCATGACTGACAGTTCATTGCCGGCTTCCACTGGCGTGGTAATCACCACTGCCTCGACGGAAAACCCTTTTTGCTGGGCGTTGGTCAGTGCTTCGTACCAGTTACCATCGGCCGCGATCGGGGCCGCTAGGCACGCCCAGCGATCGCCGCCGTTGAGACGTGCGGCCGTGATCTGGGTTTTCAGGTCACTGGCCGGGCTACCCAGCGAACCGTCGAGGTCGCTGTCGGTATTGAGGGCGAGCAACTGGCCGACGTTTTTGGCGGCGGTGCCGATGAAAAGGAAATAGCGTTCGATCTCAGTCACGGCACCTTGGCCGAGATTGAGGTTGTTAACGCTGACTTTGCCGAGTGCCATGCAGTGCCTCGCTAGCGGGGTGAATTAAGGATTTGTTGGAGCACCTGGTTCAGCAGCGAGGCGGTATCGCCTTCGGTGCCGACGCCGATGAATTGGCGCTTGGGCAAGGTGATCTCCCAGCTTTGTGCGCCGCTGCTCTCGGTTTTTTCGTCGTCCAGGATGCGGATCAGTAGCCCCGCCCTGGCGTAGTTGACGTGTTCTTGAATCCAAGCCACTGACGGTCTGGTCAGAGACTTCTTGCCCTCCTGGCGAACCTTGAAACCTAACTTGCGCAGGCGTTTAGCCTGCTTTTCCGTGGCAGCCAGGCCGGCGGGAACGGTATTCCACCGCTTCATTTGAGCGGCCGTACGGCGCTCACTGACGCCGTTGTGTTGCTGCGCCGCGACCCAACTGGTCAGGGCATTTTTCCAACCAAGCACGGCTTCGTCGGCACTGACGCTGGTGACCTGCATCAGCTTGGCCAAGCCCGCTTCCATCTTCTTTTTGCCCTTGCTCGACCCCTTGCGCGCCTCGAACGGCGAGCCGTCCAGGTTCTGCTGATCTCGCACGCGCTTGCGGCTCATCGATCGCACACGTTTGGAGACGTTGTTCAGCAAACGCCGGCGCAGTTTTGGCGGCAGGCTGAGCAAGGCCAGTTGTTCCTGCGCCCCGAGATAGCCCCTGATGTCGAGATCGACGGTGCTACGACCGGCCATGGCTCGACACCTCGCCGTGTTCAGCGACCCACAGGTCAAACGGGATGAACGACCAGGTCTTACCAAAACCCTCGATTTCGCCCTCTGGATCCTCGGCCAGGTATTGCGGCTCAATGAATTCGAGGGTGATGTCGACGTCGGCCAAATCGCTGTCGAGCATGGTGATGTCGAACTTCGCCGCCGGCAGTTCGTCGCGGTCCTGGTCGTTGCCCTCGAGCCAACTGCCCACCAATGCCATCAGACGCCCCGGGTGATCGGCGAAACGCTCTAGCGCGATCGTGGCGCTGTAGCGCATGTCACCCATGCGCATGCCGCCGACGTCGGGCTTCCAGATCAGTTCGAGATTCACTTGGTTGGTCCAGCTGTCGAGCTGCTCGTCCAAGACCAAGCGGCGCTCGATCAGGTACGTGGTCAGGGCGCGGAGCTTGATCACAGCAGTGCCGCCGTGATGCGGCCACGGCCCTGCAGCGAACGCACGGCCTGTTGGCTGAACTCAAGGAATGTTTCCTTGCGCTCGGGGGCTTCCTTGCCCAGGTTCTCCGCGCTTTCGCGACGGATAATCGAGGCGAATTCCGGCAGCAAGCTGGCCTTAGCACGGCAATACACGGCGCGCTTGTACGTCTCGGCTTGATAGGTGCGCTCCGGTAGGACGGTGGTGTCTGCAGATTCAACGCGTGACACTCCAGCGCCCTGCCAGCGCGCTTTTAAACTGGCCAGATCACTGTTGACCTGCGCCATGGCCGTAGCCAGGTTGATGACCAGCATCTCTACCAGGTGCTCCGCCGGCAGGCGGTAGCCCTTCTGGAACTCGGTCACGGAGAGATCCGGCCAGAAGCCGTCGTTCTCGATCGCATGTTCCAC